TCCAGTCACATACTTGGAAATGTCTTTTCCGATGTCTGGCTCCTTTGGCGTTGGTACTTTGGTTGATCCTCCCATAATGTTATTTTAGTTTTTTGTGAAATTGCGAGTAAGAATAGAATCTTGTGTGATTAGAATTTTTAAACTGTCTTTTAAATGCGATAAAGTCAAATCGATCTTGAAATATTTCCATTGCGTGTTTCATGTCACCCGCCAGCATTGAGATAAAGATGCAGTTTGCATTGTCAATCGGCACTGGGATCTCTGGGTTTTCAGAATCGCATGGAATTGCAAACATAAACGTCTTGTCGTCAGAGAATACGATGCCATTAAGCAAATGACATTCAAATTCGTAATTAAAATCAATAAGGTTCTCCTTATAGATCTTGATTACTTCTGATAGTGGTTGGCTCATGCAAAAACTGCAAATGTTCCTGATACTGGATTTGCCTCAGCAGATCCGCTCCCTCCAACATAGTAGGCAATTTTAAATTGAGAGATTGTCTGATCATAAATTTTAGGTACTCTTTGATAATCTTCAGCTCCACTATTGGCTAATGATAAGCCAGCAATTACGGCGTAATTTGCATTTGGCATATCAATTACGAAATCAACTGTGTATTTTCCGCTTGCTGTTTTTGTTACTGATGAAATATTGCTTGATGAGTTTCCATTTAGAAATCTGGCTGTCAAAAGTGCATCTGTACCACCAGATGAATTTTTTGTAGCATCGAAATTCGCCCATGCTCTTGCTCCGTAAATTGGAGCAGTTCCTGTTATTTCCCCAAGTGGAGTGCTATTGAATTTAATAAATCCAGTTCCAGTATTTGAGATTACTAGATTTCCATTTGCTCCAGACTCTCGTGAAATTCTAGCTTCATACGTGGTCAGTGGAAAAGTTGAGTTAAAGTCAATGTTCGATGTGCCGGATGCCGTTCTAGCGGAACCAATGCTGACTGAGGCAGTTCCTGCCGACACGCTAGACAACGCTGTGGATGATCCATTAACCGTGAAGTTTCCTGTCGTTGTCCATGATGGGTATCCAGTACTTAGCTTTATTGGAGCTACTGTTCCGTTTGCTAACTGTGTTGCGGTAACCGCATTTTGGGCAATTTCTGTAGATGTAATACCTTGAGCATTTACCTTTAATTTCCCAGAAATAACAGCTAGCGTACTATCGAAAACGGCTTCTCCAGTTATTGTCGTCTGGTCGATGATATTATTCATCTTTGTGCTAGTGATAGTATCATTAGCCGTAAACGTGTAAGTTGTATTGACTGCACCCATATTTTTATTTTTGTGAAATTATTTGTCGATTAGCTATCGACCCAGAAATTTTTATTGACCCAATCTTAGGGGATCCTATTGTTCGTGTCAAGATTATAGTGCCAGTATAACCTCTGATGCCAGCTAATCTACATCTAATACTTGCCGTTTCAGCTTCACTTGGCGTACTTGGTGACAATACAGTCCCACCCAAAAATTGAGTAGTAGTCCCAATAAGCTGAATAGAGTTGTTTGTTTGTGAGATTGTGTCTGGGTCTTCTGTGGTAAATGCGATTTCGTACTCTCCAGCATCACCCGCCAAATTCTGCATATTGATCTGGGCATCAGTGAATCTTTTTCGCTCCATTGTTTTTAAATCATACCCACGAGTCGTCAATGATGAATTTATTTCTGGCGTTGTTAACGAACCTCCAACATTAGATACATTGAGTCGATCTACTAGGCTTTCTGCTGCATCAAGTTGATGTACACCACCATTGCTAGTGACTGCATACAGTTCATTCTTAATTCCAGCCCCGCCAATAATTAGGTTTTTAATCAAGAATCTAGTATCTCCATAAGTATCCAGCGATTCCCACCCATTGTTTTTAAAATTGTACACTAAAATTGCATTGTTTCCTTGGGCATCATCAGCTCCAACTGATGAATCAAGAGCAATTGCCAAATAATACCTGTTATCAAATAGGATCCCAACCGCCTCACCAGCATAATCCTTGTTGATTCTGTCAATATATGTTTGAATGTTTTTGGAAATCGGCTCATTAGACCCACGTAAATTGTAATCATTTAGGAATTCTAAAGAATAGACCCCATCATCAGAAAGAAACATCATTGTGTTTCCTCTCATGACAACAGACTTTCTGGCAAGGCATCCAATTTCTGATGTTAACTCTTTAACTGAACAATCAAGAAGACTGCCCGATGTGTTCTCGACAATATGAAGGCTGTTTCTATTCAACACTATGAGTGCATCATTATAAAACCCGTGCATTCCAACAATAAAATCTGCCGTTCCACCACTGATTCTGAATTGATTTTCGATTTGATCAAATGTAGTAGTATCTAAAATATCCGACACGGCGATTTCATCAGAAACATTGCGGGCATTGTAAGATGGAGCATTGAACGAACCCGTCTGGTCGTAATAATAAGGAACCCAAAGTCTTCTTTGAAAATGAATACCCCAAGGTGCTGCTGGTTGGTGCATAAACCCACCACCAACGCTGAATCTGCCACCGAATTCAAATATGTCTGAGCTTGACGTGTCGTAATTCCCTACAGGTGCATACCACTTAATGGTGGTAGTTGTCGCTTCAGTTACTTGATATTCCTTCCCAAGCATTTCGGCAAAGTCAATTGTAGCAGTCTGGCGCACTACAATCACATCACCTGTTTTAATAGTCACGTTACCAACGACTGTTGCAGTAACCAATCCGTCTAATATGTCTACATCCTTTGCTGTTATGTTAAACGTCTGAGGCTGAGTGTAAGCACCCGCTGGGGATAGCGTAAATCCATCAGTTGCCATGGCTACGCTGGTTCCAAAAGCAATAGTCTGGCTAGTGGTGAACACATACGTAAACGTGTCCTGATCCACCACTGACGCAACTACAAACCGGCCATTGGGTGGAGTTCCACCAGTTAATCCAGCAATTGTAATGGTTGTTCCAATTGCCAACCCATGCTCCCTAACTGACATAGTGACAGTGGTCGTTCCAGCTTGAGAAGCTGACAGGATAGATCTTCCATTTGGAAACCATTCAAGTGCTTGCTGTCCATCCCTGAATAACATTATTTTGTCAAACAACTGAATCATTTCAGCACCAGCATTTACTGTTTGTCCAATAGAATATGGGATATTGATATTTAAAACCGACATTGATGATGATGTAACTCCAAATGTAACAGCTTGATTAGTGGTAAAAAGATACGAAAAGGAATTCTCGTCAATTACCTCTAAAACATCAAATGATCCATTTGCAGGAGTGCCACCAGTCAGCCCAGATATTAAAACAGAGGAGCCAGCAGTTAGCCCATGATCGTCGATCTGCATTGTAACCAAAAACCCCGATTGAGAAGCTGACACAATTGGATTTAATTTTGGAGATCCCAAGTCAATTCTTTTTGCCGTACTCTCCATCGCAACAATGATGTATTCCTTGTTGCTGGTATTTGGATCGCTAAACAAACATGAGGCTACAACATTGGCATTTGCTATATCATTGATTACAAGCTGCGTAATTCTTGAGTTAGCAGTATGCGTGACACCTGTCACCCCAGCTACCGGAAATGTCAATGTGTTTACTGTCGCAACTTCAAGCTCTCTTACTCCATTGTTGTTAACGCCAGTGAACGTAAGACCACTAATCGATGCGTTACCACTCGTTCCTAATGGGAATCCGTGACTAGCAATCGTAATAGTTACTAAGTTTGCGGCATACGAGGCTGCGGTTATTGTCTTGGACAAGTCGCTAGCTATTGCTCCCGCCACGGTGTATGTTCCGCTACCACCAACTAGGGTGTACGTGAACTGGGTAGTGTTGGTCACGGTAACTTGGAAGACTCCATTTGGATTTGCTCCAGAAACGTATCCAATCTTACTGGTTGAAACAAAGTCGCCCGATGTTATTCCATGAGCACCTGATATGGTAATGGTCACAGTAGACCCGACAATCGATGCAGCACTAATCGTCCTCTCAACCGCCATCAATAAAAATGGCAATTGTAACGGAACTTGTTGCGTAGTCAGGGCCGCAGTCTTTGCCACAACACCCTTGCGGGGCTTCCAGTAGCCCTCCATCCGACCATTCAAGGACTCACGAACCTCACCCTCTTGGAGTTGGTTAGATTGAAGCCTCTGATTGACGGAAAAGAACCCACGATCAAAGTCCTCATTGATCGCTTCATCTAGGCCACCTGCTGACCGAAATTGTGACATTACAGGGTGTAAGCCAAGATAGTGCCAGAAGTGATCGTGATGCTCGTAAGGATACCACCGAAACCAAACCCAGCAGGCAACGTGATGCCAGCAAGAGAAGTATTCGGATTAGCACCAGCAACACCAAGAACATTCCCAGTCATGCTCGTGATCACGGTATCAGCCGCAACAAGCACCCATCGAAAGTTACCCGTAATAGTCATCGAACCAGTTGCCGTAACAGCACCCATCTGACCCTGTAGTTGATATGAATCTCCACGCATAGGGACATTCACTGCAAGATAATTTACAACGTGTCAAGGGGACTTGTGCAGGATGCCTCTAAATGCTCTCAGGATCGACGTGGGGACGCTTGAACTGGGATTGGGTGTGTGGGCTAGAGTCGGGGCTAGAGTGGCGTAGAGTGGCCGATTGCAATAATTTTTAAGGGGGTAGTTAATCCATGGACATTTTCATGGTGGGAAAAAAAGCGACCCCCGCCCCCCGCCTCTCGCGTATGTACATCGTCAATCTTATTTGGGGTCAACTTGTTACAATACACATAATACGTGGTTACGTTCCACGGGGAGATGCTTGTTTTAAGTGACTTATGGATACTGTCTTGTGGAACATGGCCAAGCTGTCAGGAATCGGCAGGGATAGACAAAAATGTGCATGGAGAAATGGGGTAGTGACTAACGTGCGGAGAATGCAAACCCAGCCAAGCTAGGCGCGGTGATAATTTTACTTTGATAGCAAACATCGTTTCCCTCATGCTTTCCCTCATGCTTTGCCCGCACCTTTTCCCGTGAATCATGGCCAACATCTCCGCTTGAACTCCTGACCCTATCAGGTGCCTCTCATTGTCCCGAGGATAGCCCTAGGACCTCTCGCAATCCCTTCCCGGTGTCGTTGTCCCATAAAATACCCCAGGCCTCTCACGTGCTCATATGAACACCTGAAAAGTTTTTTATTTATTTTGCAAAATAATCCTTGCGCTAGTCGAATCCCCATGCAATGGTCCTCACGTCTCCGGGAAATCGGGACAATCCAAACCAACAAAACGAAAATGAAAATCCCCGAAATACTAGTGAATCCTCCGGCATGGCTGGCAATCCCTTTGTGCGCTTTTCTCGGCGCGTCTTACATTGCTATTCTGATCCTGCTTAAGAATCTCTTGCATTGAATCCACACACACACACACACACAGAAAACAAAACGAAAATGAAAACTACACTATCCACCACTGAAGCCGCGCACCGCTTGATTGACGACGAGAATGCCAACTGGAGCCCTGCCGGAGCCTATGCGCTCGTTGAATACCTTGAGGAACTTGAGGCGGACATCGGAGAAGAAATCGAGTTCTGCCCTGTTGGCCTTCGCTGTGATTATTCGCAATATTCAAGCCTTGAAGAGTGGGCCACAGAGCAATTCCGCAGCCATGTCGACGGAGTGGATGAGCTAGGTTTGACGCTTGGAGATGACGGGAAAATTGAGGAAAGCCCCGATGAAATTGACGCGGCAATTCGCGAGTACATCCGAGACCGTGGCACACTTTTAGAGTTCGACGGCGGAATCATTGTTTCCAGCTTCTAACCTATCCACACACACGAGCCATGAAAACTAAGCCAGTTTTATCCTATGACAACCCCACAAGCGGCTGCGTCAAAGCAACACGCGAAGACCTCCTAAAACTAGGCGTTACAGACGCGGAAATTGAGGCGGGAGAAAAGCGCTTCGAGATGGAAACCTGGGGTTGCTACGGGGTCATCCGAACGCTGCGGGCCATCGTTGCATGCGGAGAATTTGGCGAATATAGCCGTATGACGTGGCAGCAGTTTTATCCTATGCGAACCATGAGCAATCCGCAACCTTCGGGATATGACCTAGAGGGAACAGTTAGCTTAGGCGGGATTAAATCCACGTGCTTCACGTCGTCACAACTCTTCGAGCTTCCTTGCGGGAAACTTGTGGACGTTGCCGTGATCTGCTCCCGTTCTAACTTCAAACGCTAAAAAGTCGAAACGCCTTCGGGCGTCGCCGGATCATGTCCGGCCTGATGAGACTGACACATACATACCATGCAAACAAAACAATCAAAAACACTAGCCGATGAATTTTCGGCGGGCCTAAAATCCGGCGAGCATCCACACAGACAAAACACGGTTAAAGCAATTACAGCGGCTGCGCGGAAATCTACAGAGCCGCACGTTAGAGCATACTGGACCGGTTACCTGTGTATGCTGACACTGGATCAAATCGAGGAGGGCGCACAGTGAGCACCTACAAAGCACCGTTACCAATCGATACCCGAGCACGTCAAGGGCTTCCGCCATCCTCAAATCGTAAACGCACTATCGACGCATTTATTTTGGCTTCCACCTTAGCCGTTTGGGCCGTTATCGTAAATTATCTAATCGAATCATTTAAATTATAATTATTACCCCGTAGGTTGATCCTTACGGGGCTTTTTTGTGCCAATGTCCAAGCTGTGGCAGTTTCCCCGCTCTTTCCTATCCCATCCCATCCCATTCCATCCTGTCCTGTCCTGTTCCGTCCTGTCCTATTCTGCTTTGCTTTGCTTTGTTCTCTGTCTTATTCTTAGCCTTAATTTTCCCCTTGGCCTTGTTTTTTTGCTTATTCCTTGCAAATAATGATAATAATTCATTTATTGCATTTACTGCATGATTTATTTTTTTTACAATGTTTTTATTTTTTGCCACTACC